GCCATGGTGGGCCTAGGAGTTTGCCAATTGTTTTTTATTAGCGTCGTGCTCGCAAGCGGCGATATGAAAGAAGTAATGAGAAAAGTTTTCACAGTAGAAAACGCATGGAGTATAGTTGCTCCACACATAGCCAGCTTCGTCAGTTTTTGGATTGATGCTGTATGGTTTTTTTTGTCCGTTTTATATGATTGGTGGTTGATGATCCTGTGTGTCTGGATTCCTATAAATGGAGTCTTGCTCTTTGTTTGGTGGTACCAAGCAAGGCAGGAACGTATTCGTCTTGAGAAAGTTGCAGCTGAATTTTTGGCTACATCTTTAAATCTTAAAAAGACTTATATGGAAAAACTTGTTGTTGGTGCACTTGATTTGAATGAATTTGCAAATCTTGTGCGACCTTCTATTCAAATGATTAGAAGGGGTCCAGTGCGCAGTATCTATTCCACCTTTTTCAAATTTTCTAATGTAGTTATGCATTCAGGTAAACAAAAGTTTGATTTTAAGAAAGGTATTTCATTATGGGATTGGATCGTTCCTCCCCCAGATACAAACATTTCTTATCTGTATGATTGCAATGATCCCTTTCGGGAATATCCGGAAGTTAATGTTGATGATTTATTTTATGATGATATTGATGTTGCTACTACACTTCGTGTTACAAATTGGCTTCGGTCGAATTTTGAAAGACATAAGGAATCTTCTTTGTCTGTTAAAATGTTGTGGATGCGGAAAGTGTTAGTTGAGAGATTTGAAACTATATTAGCCTCTATCAGCTCTGATGATATACAATCTGCTATGTTGGTTGGAGTTTTGGTTCTTACATTACGAGAAGACTACATTCCTGAGGGAAAAGGTAAGTCACGTCGTAAAGTTCGAGGAGCTATGAGAAGATCGATGCGTGCTCGCCACGGGTCAGGAAATGCTCATAATGATCGGGTAAGGGCTTTTACTGCTGAGCAAGAATATGCTAAGGAGCTTACCAAAGGATATGAAAGAGGAGAAGTAGATTTATTTTTTTTAGAAAATTATTTAGATTCAATGTTTGGAATTGATGCTGAGACGTGGTTGAATAATGTTGAGCACCCTGAATTAGGGATCTCCATTTATGATGAAACGTTGAGAGCTCAGTTTCGTATGGAAACTCTTGATCAAATGTTCGATAATTTTTCTTACCTCAATGATGAGTTGGATACTTGGGGAGAAGATTATTATGAGTATGATTTAGAAGATAGTGATGGTGAAACAGAATGGGCTAAGTTTGATGATTATAACGATACCAGATATCGGGTAATACATAACGATCATTTTGATCGTATTGTTCAAGATAAAAAGACTGGTCGGACTTACTGGAGAGAGGGGAAATTCTCTATCCGTAATGAGTTATATCCTAAGTTGGCTTTTACCGCTATGCCCGCTCACGTGTCTCCATTGACCCTTAAAAAAGTACTTGATAAGAAAAAGAATAAGAAGTATGACGGTGACGTGTTGAATTATTCTGCACCGTTTGTGCTTCCTGTAGCTGACCTTATGAAGAAAGTTTTGGACAAGCAATTGCCCATGACTATTTTACCGACTGCAATAGTTGATAAATGGAGACGAGGGGAATATAAAGAAGTCAAATGTACAGTTGGACCCTGTACTGATCTCTTTGTTAGTGAATTGCTGTTTACTTGTAACTATAGTAGGTTGTTCGATCGGGAACATCCTGATGAGTTTTTGCCTGCTTGTAAAGGTAAAGTTCCTACTGCGTGGGGTGGATTATTAGTATCCGATGTTTGGGTTGATGTGTACGGTTTATTGTATACCGACAAGAATGTTACGGATGCTCTAACTCCTCGTGAAAGGAAGGATGAGCAAGTAGTAGAAATTGTACGAGAAGATCAAGTAGATGAAGATAAAGGTAAAGAAAGAGAAGAAAGTGATGAAGAACACTTAGAGATTAAAGAAGGTAAAAAGAAGAAGAAAAGAAGTAGAACGAAAAGTAAAAAGAAAGAGTTCAAAAAGTTTTCCTATGATGAGTGGATGACCCCAGCTCGGGTCAAACAATTCGGAGGTAAAACTAAGAAGTCAGAACGTGCCTATGAAGACTATCTTGAAGATTTTGAGAAGTTGAAAGAGAAGCATGAAGCAACATTACCTGGTGTTATTACTATCCAGTCCTCGACGAAAGAGGTCCCTTCGGGACTTATTTGTATTGGGGAGACCGATATAGAAGTGACATCAGATGGCTCGCATCTCAAGCATTGTGCTCGACCAGAAGTCTTTTGTAATTATTCTGTGGTGAAGGTAGGAGATAAGCGATTTGTCGTGGCTCCTAAACACCTTATTTCAGAAAATAATTTGACATGCGATTCGAAGGTTACTTTTGTGGGTAATGCAAAAAAAGTGACAAAATCTATGAAGGATTTCCATTTCCGAACTGGGAAAGGAGATACTGAAGGTGACTATATCTTTTCTGATTGTGCCGAGCTTGTTGACTCTGTTAAAAGCAAGGAAATTGCCGATTTTCCTGGATCCTTCTATAAAGGACAAGTTGTTTTTCGATGGCTTTCCCCAACCTCCGGAACAGGTGCTAGTTGTTCAATTGGTGAGTTAACCTCACCTCTTGGTCCTAAAACTTCAGCAACTTATAATTCCGAAAATAAAGCCTGTGGGGGGTTAGTTTTGAATTCTTTATCCAAAGTTATGGGCATGCATGTTGGCACTCGCAGTGTTCATAATTTAATGCAAGTGTTGAAACCTAAATTTTTTGAAGAAAATAACACAAAGATTGTGGATTTTTAGTTGGAGCCCTCTCCGGGGGCGGTACAATACCGGAATCACAGCGGGTCAATTTTCACCGAAAGGTTCGAGAGGGTCTGCGTTTGGTTCCAGATTTATGCAAACTAGAAACAAAACATATTAAAAAAATTGGTATTTCACCAATCTTGAAAGGTAAGATTAAAGAGACGTTTGATGGTGACGTTCCCTGTCCTTGGTTCCTTCGTTATAAGGAATATTCGGGGGATGACACTTTTGATCGTCTTTCAGACTATAAGCGATCCGTTGCAAATGAGTCTAGGTTTAATAAGAGTTTCATGAAGTGTGATGTGCCGGCAATTAAGCCGCCTGATGATGATATTTTTTGGCGTACTGCTCAAGAGTACACCTTAAGAATGTTTCATCGATTACGAGGTTCTCGACCAGTTGAGAACTTTGAGATTAATGAACATACATCACCAGGAAAACCATTTACCTCAATGGGTTTCAAAACAAAAGGAGAACTTTTGGCGGACCCATCTTTCGGAAAGGAATTGAGAGATAGATTTGTCCCTATATGGTCGATAAATGAAAAATTTGAATTTCTTTTGAAGGATGATGTTATAAATAGAGACAAGTTGAGAACGTTTTTTATACCAGATCTTCCATTTTTGGTACATCAAAAGATTTTGTTTGATGACCAGAACAAACGGATCCTAAATCAGTGCAACGATTTTGAAAATTTTTGGGCGCGATATGGGTTTGTTAAACAATTTGGAGGATTTGATGATTTGATGAAATTTCATGAAGGTAATGGGGAATTTGATATACACTTGACAACTGATATACAAGGCTATGATAGGGTAAACGCTACTTTAGAAGAAGTTTACCAACAGCGAGTATATTATTTGGATCCTGGAAAGGTACGAGATCCAAAAGAGTGGGAGTCGTATGTTCAATATGTGGTTGATAATACTACCCATCCATATGTATGCCATCCTGATGGATCAATTTATCGCAGGATGTGTGGTAATGGATCAGGTTCTAATGATACTACACCAGATAATTGTTGGTCTCACGTCATGATTTTCTTTTATGTTTTGTTAAAATTAGGGTATGCTGCTTACGAGCGTATTCTTTCTTACGAGGAAATATTGCATAATGCTCGAGTATCACTATATGGAGATGATAATTTTGCATCGTTGAAATCTAAGTTTTGGTTTCCCAATGGCTTTGAGGTTGAACTTTTTAAGACCTTGGTCAAGGAAGCATACCGAGATTTCCAGATGGAGATTAAAGATTCACAATTTGCAGTGAAACAAGGTACAGTTGAGGGACTTGAATTTCTAGGTTCAACTGCTTGGTTTTCAAAGAAACACAACATGTACCTTCCCCGACCTAGGTTGGGAAAAATTACTACTTCTCTGTCTCAGGTTTTAGAAGGTAAAGAAGAACAAGGGGTCGTCAATACTATTAAAGCTGCCTATGATATGGTTGCCGAAATTGAAGAACCCGATGAGTTGTCCGTTAAGAAATCTTTGCAAGACTATTCTCATTTCTTACTTCGTCAAGAAGACTTTATGTCTAAGATTAATTCGGCAGATTCGTATTATTTAGAGTTAATAACAACAGGCAAGTTGTCCACTAAGACACTAATTCGAGGACACGAGTCCGTGGGGGAAAAATTCTCTGTGGATTTGAAGCGTACTGATAAGCAGGAGCATGTACTCCTTAGTGCCATTTTTGAATGATTTATACCAATTTTATGTTTTTTATTTGGGTGGCGTGTTGTTATAGGGTGGTGGAGGGCTTTAAAAGTGGGATGATTAATAATAAAATTATTCTCAAAAAATTTGAAAAAATTAAAAGTGTTTTTGACTTTGTTGACAAAGTTTGGGGGCAGAAGTTCATTCAAACTATCGATACTCAATCAGTACCTGGATCGCGCACCGCGATCAGTGGGAACTTTGTAGGGGCGGTAAAGGAATTTGAGGTTAAGTCTCCGGGAGTTGTTAGAACAAAGGAACAAGGCTATAAAAGCTACGGGCCACCTCACACACCTGTGTGGGAGGCTAGTGGTTTTTGTGTATTCCAGTATTTAGGATACACATATGAATATCAGTTTTCTACTGAGTCTCGTTCTCGTAAAGAGGCTCAGTCCTTATTGTACCATTGTTTTTGGATGTGCTGTATTTGTGCACTCCGATCAGGTGGGAGTATATTTGTTAACGGAGAGAGGACCTATCCTGCTCCAGTGACCAAAAGTGAGCTCCCCAAACCTAACGGTATCCCAGAAATTAGTGAGAAGACGCTCCAGACGATTTTGTCAGTATTTAGGCAGCGCCTCCTTTTTTTTGAGACCGAAGGGGTTGAGGGGATAGATTCCGTCTTAGATGAATATATTTTCACAGAAAATGGGGCAGAGACTTTGATTGAGGACCTTCATTCAGGACTTCTCAAAGCTAAACTGTTATCCATAAATCCATATAAGAAAGATCTTACGTTGGAGGGTATAGAGCCGAACCCGGGACCATTGACTAAGAAACAATTTATGTCAGGGAGAAAAGCCCGATTTGATAAAGCTCGGTTAACCACACAACAAAGAGAAAATGCGTGGAAGCAGTATATAGCTTCCTATAAACAACCGGATAAACGTATTAGAGTTCGTCCGAGGAAAAATCGCAACAGAGGTCAGAAACCTCGTGCTTCAATGGAACCTGGTTCTATGGGAGCCTCACCCGTGCTTAATGATAATCAAGCCGGCTCAGGACCCGTTAAATCAGTGCGCCGGAAAGGCATGGGGGTTCAAATTTCAGATTGTGGTAAAATGTATGCTTTAGCAGTGGTTAATCCGTTTGCATTTGTAGATGGTACCAACGCTCAAGATAATTGTTATATTGGATTGCCTTGTAATTTACCTGCAACCCTGCCGTGTGTGCCTTCGACTCCAACCTTTAAATCTAAGAGGTTGATGACTCAGTATCGAGGGTCGGCTACAGTGGGGAGTACAGGTTTTTTGGTCATCGCGTTCGCACCGTACCGAGCTGCTTCCGATTATGGAACAGGAACAGGAGTACAGGCGGATTCGAGACCCCCCTTGATAACAGCCAATGCCAATGGCTATTTTCCGCCTATGGATGACGGAGCAGATCTTGCTAGTGGAGTAACAGCATTAGAACTCGCAAGTGAGATGTCTTCGGAAAGTTTGGGTGGGTTAGTCGAGACTCGTTTAGTCGGTGCAGGTATGCGCATACGTTATGCCGGCACTGAGATGAATCGAGGGGGTATAATTCATGCAATAGTGGAACCCAACCACGCTTCGTTAAAAAATCAGAGCACTGGTCTCTTGAGCTTCTTTGACACGTATTTTAAATGTCAAGTCGTTCGAGATTGGTGTACTCTATCTTACTCTCCAGCAACTGCGGATGAGTTAGAATTTGATACGGATGCGGCGAATGTAGATTTTTCAGCAGAAGATCAGGCTCCAAAGTATAATCACTATATGGGGTTTGTTGTACAAGGTTCAGTTGAGGGATCCCTCTTTGAGATAGAAGCTGTAGCTATGCTTGAGGTGTCAGGTCAGAATATAACCAACACTTCGCAAGGCTCTTCCGACATTATCGCTTTACAAGCGGTAACGAATGTTGTAACACCTGCTACACAGCAAAAGGTGAACTCAGAGGGAACTAAAAATACATTCACAGAGGTACTCAATTCTGTAGCTTCCGCAACTATGGGAGTGGCCGAGAAAATTATTCCAGAGATGAGTACAAAGCTGATGGGAGCTGCCCTAGGTATGATTTAGTTTTCACTTTTAGTTTAGGCTGGGCGGATTGAATTTTAGAATCCGG